CCTGACTCAACCCGTGATGACATGGCCTACCTAACAACAGTTGGTCGGGTCCTCTCTCTGGGTGATACGGCCTACCAAGATAAAGAAAAGTTCCCCAATGGGCCATGGTGTAAAGTTGGAGATACCATCTCATACCATAAACATGTAGGTACAAAAATGATCTATAAGGGTGTTAAACTCCTATTGATCTATGATGATCAGGCAGTAATGACACTGGATGATGCAGCAGACCTAGACCCAACATATAATCTATCAAACTAAGCTTATTTGCATAGCCCCTTAGATGTATGTTATACAATAAACTATAGGTGAATATTAATACCGATTGGTTCACCGCCAACGTAGGAGAATAAATATGGCTGAAGTTCAGCTTGACATTGAGATAGAAGATGATAAAGAAGAATGGTCGAAAGTAGACCCAAGGGAATCAAAAGAAGAAACTCCAAAAGTAGAGTTTGAAATCGAAAGTGACCCTAAAGAGTCTTCAAAGACTAATCAAGAATCTGTTACACCCCCAAAAGAACTTGACGGCATAGAAACAAAAGGTGCCCAAAAGCGAATCCGACAACTGATTAAACAACGTAAAGATCGGGATGACCAATTAGTCAATCGTGAAACCCGTATCAGAGAGTTGGAAGATGCTATAAAAAAACAGACTATTGAATATACTAAAACTCAAAAAGCTAATATGGATGCATCAGGTAAAGCTGTTGCAGATCGTATAACACAGGCACAACATAGTTATAAAGCTGCTTTAGAATCTGAAGACACTGATGCTATTGTTCAAGCCCAAACCAATCTATCCCAATCTCAAGCTGAGATGATGCTTATTAAGCAGAGTCAAGAAGCCTATAAAGAGTTTGAGGAAGCCGAAGAACCTAAAGAAACTATCCAAGCACCACAAGCTGAACAGTCAAACTATGACCCTAAAGCTGTAGCATGGACTGAAGATAATACATGGTTCGGTGAAGACAAAGTCTTAACAGCCGCTGCATTACATATAGATGCACAATTAAAGGCTGAAGGTTTTGATCCATCAGATGATGAGTTCTATGATGAGGTCGATCAGCGACTACGAGAGAACTTCCCTAAGAAGTTTGACGTAGCCCAAGAAGAACAAGTTGAAGACTTGGTTGAAGAAACTCAGGAGCTTAAGCCTAAAGCTAAAGTTCCTCAGATGGTTGCAGGGGGATCGCGTACAACTGCACCAACACTGTCTGGCGGGAAGTCCAACAAAGTTAAGTTGACCCGTGAAGATGTAGCAATGGCCCAAAAGTGGGATATACCATTGGACAGGTTTGCAGCCAGTAAGTTAGAAGCTGAAGCTGCAGATGGTGAATATTCAACAATCAACATTAATCGCGGAGGTAAATAATATGTCACGGTTCCCAGAAGTTAATACACGTAGTTCCAATGAACGAGATCAGAATACCAGACAGGAAGAATACACGTTTGAAGAACCAGACTTCCTAGAAATCCCCGAAGAAGTTCGGGACCGGTTTAGTTCTCAAGGTATGTCACTCAGATGGATTAGAATGACCCTTAAAGGTCAGGATGATATCTCTAATCTAGGTAAGCGCCTCCATGAAGGTTGGTCGTTTGTACAGTCTGAAGAAGCACCAGAAATGGAATATAACTCTTTCGTGAAGGAGTCAGGTCGCCACACAGGAACGGTATGCCGGGGAGATTTAGGTCTCGCAAAGATACCGACAGGAAAAGCTGTGGCACGGAAAGAATACTATGAGAATAAAAGTCGAGAGATGATTGACGCAGTTCACTCACAGCTTGACCAAGCAAATGATTCTCGTATGCCAATTTCCAACCGATCCCGTAGTCAAGTTACGAAAGGACGAACACCTTCTTTTAATTAATTAGGAAACCCTAGTTACCCTTGACATTTTTATCCAATCAATCCACTTAGGAGAATACAATATGAGTACTGTTAAAGCACTCGACGGTCTTCGTCCATACCGTAAGCGTGGGGCAGGTGCCAATACTTCAGGTACTAACGTCTACTCTATCGCTTCCGGCTATAATGCGAATATCTTTTCCGGCGACCTAGTTAAAACCACTCTTGGTAATATTAACGTCTATGCAGCTACCACTGAAAAAGTACTTGGTGTCTTTGCAGGCGCTAAGTATGATGTCAATGGCACACCTACATGGTCTAAGTACTGGCCTGCTGGAACGTCAGCAAGTAATATCGAAGCCTACATCTATGATGATGAGCGGCAGACGTATGCTATCAACTCTGATGCCCCAGTAACTGCTGCAGACTTAAATACTTGGGCAATGGCTGTTACGCTTGGTGCCGGTTCAACAGTAACTGGTCGTTCAGGCTTCGGCATTGAACCATCAACTAGAGCCTCGACAGGTGCATTAGTGCCTATCGCAATAATTAAAGAACCCGGTAACACCATCGGTGACGCATTCACAAAGGTTGAAGTTCGTTTACTCACCCATGCTGATGCATACGTCACTGTTGCCTTATCAGCTACTTAATAGGAAAGGAAATTAAAAAATGGCTATTAATCGTTCAGCGATAAGTAAGCAGTTACTGCCGGGACTTAATGAAGTCTTCGGTATGGAATATGGTGAAGTTGCAGATGAGCATAAAGTTCTATTTGAAACTGAGTCCTCAGATCGTGCCTTTGAAGAAGAAGTACTCTTCACAGGTTTCGGAACCGCTCCAACTAAGGATGAAGGTTCTTCCGTATCCTATGATGAAGCACAGGAAGGCTACACGGCTCGTTACACTATGGAAACGATTGCCCTAGCTTTTGCTATCACCGAAGAAGCTATGGAAGACAATCTTTATGATTCGTTTGCCAAGCTTCGTGCTAAAGCTCTGGCCCGTGCCATGAGTAATACAAAGCAAGTCAAGGCAGCTGATGTGTACAACAATGCATTCTCAGCATCCTACCTTGGTGGTGATGGTGTAGCAATGATCAGTAGTGCTCACCCGACTTTGTCAGGTAATCAGAGCAACCTAATCGGTGCTACTGACCTATCTGAGGCTGCATTGGAAACTGCATCTATTGCAATCTCCAAGACTAAGGATGAGCGTAACATCCTAATTGGTGCAAGCGCCAAGTCTCTACACATCCCTAGTGATCTAGGATTCACTGCTGAGCAAATCCTTCGCAGCCCCGGTACAACTACTGCCGGTAACGTTGCTTCTACAGGATTTGCACAGAACAACATCAACGCTATCATGAGCATGGGCACTGTTCCCGGTGGAGCTTTCGTTAATCGTCGCTTCTCCGATACCAATGCTTGGTTCTTAAAGACGGATCAGTCTAATGGTACTAAGATGTTTGACCGTGTTGGTCTACAGACTAAGATGGAGCCTGATTTCGATACCGGCAACATCCGCTATAAGTGTCGTGAGCGTTATGCTTTCGGTTGGTCAGACTGGCGGCAGTGGTTTGGTGCTTCTGGATCAAGTTGATCTGGGTAGCCTAAAACACTAACTAATAATATTAAGGCCTACTAGCTATTAAGCTGGTAGGCCTTTTTATTTGCGTATAGTATGTATAGCCATTATACTCCTAAATATCAAAGATATAACGTATTGACCTTGGGGAATAAATAATATGGCTACCAATATTCGTTCAGCTTACCTAGACGGCAGCGGAGTTTTAGTTGATGCTACCACCAGTGTAGTTGTTCAAGACACACGTATTAGATCAATCTATGCTACAGGTGTTGGTAAGTTTACCATTAATGGGACATCCACTACACCATTGGGTAACATTGCAGGTAACATCTTTATGTTTACTGTGGCTACCGCATCCGATCATGCATATATTAACTTTGCAGACTTTGGATTAAAGGTTGATGGGTTAGTATCAATAGCTGCACCTACCTCTGCATCGACGATAACAGTAACCTACGGCTAAAGTATAGGGGACTACGTACATGGCAAGTTATTCAGAGTTAGTTACAGAGTTGATCAGGGTCAATGAGAATGACGGTGATGAATTCCTAGCATACATTCCCAGTATGATTAATCGGGCTGAAGAAAAACTAACTAAGGACTTAGATGATACAGGTCTGGTAACCTATACATCTGTAGCAGTGTCCAATAGTAATAGCAATATAACCCTACCATTGGGTACACGTATTATTAAAAACTTTTTCATAAATAATGCTGGGACTAAGATAAATATGTTGATGAGGACCAGTGAGTATTTGAATGACTACTGGCCTGTCATAGCATCCACAGGTACTCCCAAGTATTATACTAGACTGACCAATACAGCAATAGCTTTGGCACCCACACCAGATACTACATTAGATGGAACTATTGCACATATAAGTAGACCTGTAACGTTGACAAGTACAAATGACAATAATTACTTTACCGACTTTTGCTACGATGCCCTATTCTATGCATCACAAATAGAAGCCCTATTATTCCAGAAAAACTATTCCGCTGTGACTAACTATGAAGGTAAATATAAAGAAGCTGTAATGGCCCTCCGTAATCAGGCTAATCGAACAAGGCGAGATGATATGCAACAACCAGTAACAAATGTTAAGGAAGCTTAGAAATGGCAAAAGCAATAAGCAGTAAAGTACTAGACCTAGCCAAACGGGTCATCAGTAAATACTCAGGAGAAGGTAAAAAGGGTGTCCCTCAAACAGCAATTAAAAAGTTTGCCGGTAAGCATGGTAGAGAAGCTGCAGTAAAAGGTTTCGGTAAGGCCCGTGTTGAGCGTGTCATAAAAGTTATGGGTAGTAAAGCTGAAGCTGCTAAAAAGTCTAGACCTCCTAAAGCTGAGGGTGAGGTTATGACCCCAACATCCTTTAAGAAGGCTCCAAAAAAGATGAAGAAGAAGGCTAAGGCTGCTTTAAACTCTGATAAGGATAAATCTAAAGCATCCAATACACTTCGCAAGGCTATGAAGTCCCGTGATCAGGAAGGTAGAAAGTCTTTCACTACTACGGTTGGTAAGGGTGTAGGTACTAAGCCTAAGTTATCAAGAACTAAAAAGAAGGAAGCCCAACGTAAGTCTGAGCAACGTGAGACCTATGAAGATTTTGAATCTCGCTTGAGCGGTATGGCTCATCAAGGTGGCGTATCTGGAACCGGTAAAGGCCCTGACAAACGTACAGGCACAGCCTTCGACTCTGGCGATCCAGTTCATGGCTTGACAGGTGAAGGTCAGGCAAGTGACTTCATGCGTGGGGCAGATCGTGATGTCAGGATTGATCCTGATGACTACTTCGATAAGCGTAAGTATGGTGGTCAGGTAGGTTCTAAAAAGAAAAGCATTCAACAACGTGGCTGGGGCAAGGCTCGTAAACGCTAGATAGGAATTAAAGATATGAGTATGCAAGGTAAGTTATTAGGGTTGGGCATAAAGATTGCTAGGAAAGCTTCAGGTAAAAAGAAGAAGCCTAAATCTAAAACACAAATCAAACGTGAAGGGGGTCAGAAGGGTTTCCCTAAGAAAAAGGCTGGTCCTCAGACACAGGCATACAATAAAGTTATTGATGCTAAGATTCAGAAGTTGATGGATATGAAACGCCCTGTCAATAAAGTAACCCCGGATCAAAAAGCTAAGAATGCGGCTAAGAAAAAAGCTGCTATGAAACGTAATAAATAATCTAGGAGTTTAAAGTTATGGCTATAGTGAAGAAATTATATAATATAGGGAAGAAGGCTCTTACACGTAAGAAGCCAAATCCGGGAGTTGTGCGTAGTGTAATAGAGATAGATTTACTGAAGGGACCTAAGAAAAAGAAGGCCTCTACTAAGAAAAAGAAAGCTACACCAGCTAAGAAAAAAGCTTCACCTAAGCCTAAGAAGACTCTTAAAACTGTAGCAGGACGTAAAGCTACTCAGAAGAAGCGGGTATCAGAGATGCTTGCTGAAAATAGAACAAAGGCAAAAAAGAACTCCCCTAATAAACCTATAATGAAGGGTAAGGGTACATTTGCTAAGAAGTTTAAAGTGTCTGAAGGTGCAGCCTTAGACCCTGAGACAGGTGGTAGCGTTAATCATGCCCGTGATGTTGGGACTAAAGGAGAGAAAGTTACCAGAGGTAAGCATAGTGTTACTAACTTCTTCAGAGATCAGACTAGTCCTGCTACACGTAAGAAGGCTAAGACAACTGTAGAGTTAGAGAAGAAGAAGAAGGACGGTACAGCTACTAAAGCTGATAAGGCTAGATTAGCTAAGATAAACAAAACTGATAAGGAAGCATATAACCGTCAAAGGGGGAACACTATTAAGACTAAACAACTCAAGTCTGATAGTTATGCTAAGCGTAAAGCTAAGAATGCTAAGACAGATTATATTGATCCAGTTACTGGTGAGGTACATGGTAAGGTAACTCCAAACCAAATCCAGCAAGCTATTAAAAACCAGAGAGCTAGAGCTATGTCCCCTAAACGGAGGGAATTGATAGCTCATCTAGAATCACAGCTACCAGAAAATCGTGGCTTAAGTCATCAGAAGCAACGTAAGGGTTCTGGTAAGAATATCCTTGGGCATAAGTCCAGAGGAGAAGAAGGCTTAGGTGGTCCTAAGAGGGAGCCTAAGAAACGTAAAACAAATGGCACAGTCAAACGTAAATCAGGCGGGCGGCTGTCTCCCCAAAAGGGTTGGGGCAAAGCACGTACTAAATAATTAACTTAAAAGGATATACTTGTTATGGCATTCGATATAATGAAGAAAGCTCAAGCGTCTATGGAAAAAAGAGCATCTCCTAAATCTAAAAAATCTGTAGCTCTTAAGAAAGCGTTGGCAGCTAAGAAGGCTAAAAATAAAAGTGTATTTTTAGGTAAAGCTAACTTAGGAGGAGCCTACACTGATATAGCTACAGAGAAAAAGAAAGGTAGTATTCTTCCTAAGAAGGTAACTAAAAAAACAAAGGGTGGTGAGTATCCTGTCTATAAAAAGAAGTCTGCTTCAGCTGTAGGGTTTAGACAAGCTTTTTCTGCTGCACGTAAAGCTCGTTTAGCCGGTAAAAATTCATTTACTATTGATGGTCAAAAATTTCCTTTAAATAAAAAAGGTGACTTTAAACTTAATAATCGTTCATACAACTCTATGACTGCTGATGATAATAAGAAAGCTAAAGCTGCTTCTGTTAAAAAGTCTATGAGTAGTTTAAATTTAAAAAAAGGCGGTACTGTAAAGCTTAAAGAAGGTGAGGGACTGATGGAATCTATTCGTAAATTTCTAGGTACTGATAAAGCTTCTAAAGCTAAGAAACCTAAAACAAAAGGATTCTTAAAAGATAGTCCTTTTAAGATCACTAATAAGCCTGTTGGACAAGCTTTAAAGAAACCTGTTAAGGATAAGGATAACTTAGCAAAGGTCGCTCCTAAAGCTATTGGGAAAGGGATTAATGCCGTTGTAGATTTTGTATCTCCTAAGAAATCTTATAAAGTCAAGTCAGGTGATACCCTATCACAGATTGCCAAGAAGAATGGTCTCACAGTAGCTGCATTGATGAAGGCTAACCCTAATATCAAAAATGCTAATAAGATTGGTCTTGGTCAGGTGATCAATATGCTTCCAAAAGGTAAAGCTGCCAATCCCTACAAAGGAATGAGCAAGGATCAGATGACTGGGCGTGGCTCCAATGTAATCTCCGAAGCTGATAAGAAGCTTATGAAGTCTGAGATTGCAAAGTCTAGGAAGGATATCAAACGCGCACCGGGAGTTGAAGCTCCTAAGAAGGCTAATAAGGCTAATAAGGCTAAGAATCCTCCTAAGAAGGATACTAAGCAGAAGGCTACTAAGCCTAAGCCTGTATATACACTTAATTCCAAGGGTGTACCTAGTAGAAGTTATTCAAGTACAATCATTGCTAGGTCAGGCAAAACACCTGATGCTAAAGGCTTAGCACGGGAGGAAGCTATGTCCAAAAAATTGGATGCCGAAACAGCTGCTTTTAAAAAAAGAGCTGCTAAACGTAAGAATGCTACAAAACTCATGTCTGGTGGTAAAGTAGGTATGAAAACTAATCACGGCACCCGTGGATGCAAACCTTACTAGGAGATAAATAATAATAATGGCAATGAATAGATCAATGATACCTATGCAAATCAAACGAAAGCCTTCAAAAGGGCCTCATGTTCGTAAGAAGCTTGCAAAGAAATTAAAGAATGGTACACTAAAGAGAGTTCAACAGGGACGTAAGAGATAGGATATCATGGCTACTTCAGGTACTTATAATTTTAATTTAGATATAGATGAGGTAATTCAGGAAGCAACTGAAATGATTGGTGGTGAGACAACTCTTGGTCATGAGCCTAAGAGTGCCCGTCGAAGCATCAACCTTATCTTAACGGACTGGCAGAACAAAGGTGTAAACCTATGGACTGTAGGGACTACTGCAGTCACAGTAGCTGCAAGTACGTCTACATATGTTTTAGGAGCAAGTACCATTGATGTATTGGAGGCTGTCATAGAACGTAACAATAGCTCTACTCAGCTATCAAGAATTAGTATGGAAGAGTACCTATTAATCCCCAATAAAACTCAGTCAGGCAGACCTAATCAGTATGCTATTAGGCGTTCAAGGGATACGGCAAATGTATTTGTATGGCCCCTCCCTGAAAACAGTACCGACATTATACATTTTGAAAAGTTCCGATACTTGGAAGATGTTGATAAGTCTGCAATTCAAACTGCTGATGTCCCTAGAAGATTCCTACCATGCTTAACAGTTGGCCTAGCCTATCAGCTATCAATCAAACGTCCCAATGTTCCGGTAGAAAGAATTGCCCTATTGAAGGCTGATTATACTGAGCGATTGAAAGATGCTATGTCAGAAGATCGTGAAAGAACTTCACTATTCTTCCGTCCAAGATTAAATAGGGCTTAATCAGTCATGGCTCAAAAGAACATGTTTGGAATCTGTGAAGGTTGTGGCTTCAGGTATAAACTTAGCCAACTAAAAAAGAACAGCTACGGCTCATTAATGTGCCCCACAGACTTTGATGGTACATTTGATTTAAAGAACCACCCACAGAATAGATCGGCACCCCATAAGGCTGAGGGTATTGTCAGACATAATAGTCCTGAGAACTTCTCAGAGCGTCAGCTGGATTGGGATAGACAAAGTTCCACTTGGGAAGATCAGGACACTTACTGGAGTTTAACTTAAGATGGCTACATTAACAGGTAAGAAGATTGCCAATACCTATAAAGACCTACTTCAGGTATCCAATAGTAATAGTGGGGTCGATGGAACCTTACGATCCATTGAGGATGGTGAAGGTACAGCCAGTGCTTTACAAGTAAGTAACTCTACAGTAAATGTTAATGGTACACTACAGATTGGTGGAGTAGCTTTAACAGCAAGTGTATCAGCCATTAATGCTAACGCAGATATAACTGGTGTTACAGGCTTAGTAGGTATGAGTAGTGGATCGGCATCAGGAAGAACCATAACAGCCGGTGGAGGTGTATCAGTCACCAATGGTAATGGTGTATCAGGTAATCCAACCATAACATTAAATACCACTGGTATAACTTCAGCTTCATATGGACCATTCATTCAGGGAGAGTTCAACTCTTTTGGTCAACTAGTAAGTGCAGGTATACCCACTGCAACTTCAATAGCCACCTTAGGTGTTGCAACATTAAATGTAGCTAATATCCATGGATCAGGTACAGTATCAGTCACCGGTACTTCCCATTTTGTCGGCGCTATAACTGTTGATGGTATAACATCCTTAAAAGATGTAGCCCTAGTTTCCCTTAGGGCGACAAAGATAAATGCAACCGCTATATCAGTAACTAACCTATTTGCTGAGTCCTTAACTGTTGATGGATATGATACATCCCTGACAGACTTCACTACAAATACATTACAGGTAGTTACTAGGGCATCAATAGCGGCAGCAAACTTTGTTGGTGTGGTCAGTGGTACATCAGGTGTCTTCAGTGCTGTAGTCTCTGTTGGGACCTTGGCTGCTACAACAGCAATCACAGTTGGGGGTAATGCTTTAGCCACTGCAGCCAGCCTAAGTACAGTCAGTGCGGCTATGACATCTAGGGTAGACGCTGTATCTGTCCTATCTAAAACTAATTTAACTGCCATAACTTCAGTGAATACTGTGGTAGCAGCGGTATCAGCATTGACAGCAACTAATCTAGCTGCTACAACATCAATCAATACTAAGATCACTGCAGTCAGCGCAGCCCTTACAACTTCTATAGGGAATAGTAATACCCATATAGCTGCAGTATCAGTCCTATCAAAAACTAATTTAACTGCTATAACATCGGTAAATACTGTGGTAGCTGCAGTCTCAGTATTGACAGCAACTAACTTGGCTGCTACAACATCAATCAATACTAAGATCACAGCAGTCAGTGCCGCCCTAACAACTTCTATAGGGAATAGTAATACCCATATAGCTGCAGTATCAGTCCTATCAAAAACTAATCTAACTGCCATTACCTCAGTCAATACTGTTGTGGCTGCAGTTTCCGCATTGACTGCAGTTAATCTTGCAGCTAAAACATCAATCAATACTAAGATCACAGCAGTTAGTGTAGCCTTAGCCACATCAATAGCAACTAGATTACCTTTGGCTGGGGGAACTATTACTGGACATGTAAGTTCTACCTCACATACATTTAGTGGTATAGTATCTGCAGCCGCTGTAGTCGCTACATCAGTGGGTGTCACAGCCATTCATGTAACTAAGAATACTATTGTAAACATATTGACCTTGACTGATGCGGCCTCAGTATCCCTATCATTTAATCAAGGCTCAAACTTTGCATTGACCTTGGCTGGCAATAGGACGTTGAGTACCCCCACTAATGCAGTGGCAGGGTCTGGCGGGTCCATATTTGTTATACAAGATGGAACAGGAGGTAGGACATTATCCTATGCCACTGAATGGCACTTTGCTGGAGGTACAGCCCCAACACTATCGACAGCTGCAGCCGCTGTAGACAGGATAGATTACATAGTTAGAACTTCTACTGACGTACATGCAGTAGCTTCATTAGACGTTAAAGCAGGAGCATAAAAAATAATGTTAGGTAATAATATATTAATAGGTGCGGCTGGTGCAGGTGGAGCTACTGGGCATATCATCGAAGGCAGTGGATTATTTGATGGGAGCAGTGGGTTCTTGTCGCGGACACCGTCAAGTGCGGGTGATGAACGTCAAGGAACAGTTGAATTTATTGTAAAGCCTTCTGAGTTTGCTGACACTATGTTGATTTATCAAGCCAGAGGCGGTGGCGTTGGTACAGCATTTTGGGTATATATAACTAGTAGTTATCAAATAAGAGTGATGTGCGAGAATGATGGCGGCACTGCTATTATAAATCATATTACAAATTCCCTGTTTAGAGACACTTCTGCATACTACCACATTGTTGTAAACTATGATGGCGACACCACGGGAAATGGCTGTGTCAATATTTATGTAAATGGAACCCAGATCACAGATTTTGGCACAAGAGTAAATTTATCTAGTGCAACTGACCTCAATTTAATGAACCCAGATAAGCCTGTGACAATCGGGTTTCAAACTGGTGCTGCTTCGTATTTAGATGGTTACTTAGCTAGAGCTACATATATAGACGGACTAGTCCTAGACCCAACATCATTCGGCGAAGTAACATCAGATGGATTCTGGCAGATCAACAGTGCTCCTGCACCTTCTTGGGACTATCCTATTAACTCAACAACATCTATACCAGCAATGACAGGAAACTCAGCGCCTAGCGGTTACGTGGCTTCTGATAATGGTGGAACAACTGGTGAGCAGCCTTTTGAAGCATTTGATGGCGTGTTAGCACAAGCTAATCGTTGGCAAGGAGGCGCACCCGCATCTAACCCTTATCTACAGATAAAGACCCCAACGGCATTGAACGTTGTCCGATACACAATGATGGGACGATACTCTGGAAGCACAGAGGGATCACCGACAGCCTTTACGTTAAAAGCGTCAAACTCTGGCGCATACAATGGCGAGGAAACAGTGTTAGATACACAATCTAGTTTATCGTGGTCAGCAGGCGAGACTAAATCTTTTGATGTAACTAATACTGCATCGTACACGTATCATCGTGTCGTGATAACCGATACTCAAGGCGATTCTTCACAACGAGCAACGATTGTTGAGTTAAAATTAATTGAACCGTCTGACAGTAAATTTGGAAATAATGGTTTCTTAATCGAAGGTGGAGCTAATGTTTCAAATGGAACAGACACTCAAGCGGGTGGTACTTTTGCTCAACAAAAGACAGAATTTCTTACCCACTTTGACGGCTCTGATGCTGCGACAAGCTCAACAGATGTGTCACTCGCAGCGAGAACTTTAACTTTCAACGGCAACGCTCAACTAGACACTGCCCAGAAATACTTTGGAACTGCATCATTATTATTAGACGGCACCGGAGATTCTGTGTCTTCCGCTGATAACCCTGCCTATGATATTGCAGCATTAGATTTCACAATGGATGCTTGGATCAGATTAGCCTCTGACGCAAGCGGAGTAATTATGTCTAAGTGGGGGGCTAGTGGTCAGCGAGGATGGTTATTTAACTATGACGCTGGCAGTAGCCTTCTCGATTGGCGTACTTCAACTAATGGTTCAAACAATGCAAATCAGGTAAACGAAACTTGGAACCCCAGTTTAAATACTTGGTATCACGTAGCGGCAGAGCGCACAGGCGGCAAAGTAAATTTGTATGTAGACGGTACGAAACTTGGCAGCGGTGATTCAAATTCAGATACTGTGTACGCAAATACTGCAAAGTTTGAAGTCGGTTCATGTGAGAATACTGGAGCATTAACTTTTAATGGTCATATAGATGAGCCGAGATTCGTCTTAGGAGTTGGGCTATACGGTGGCTCAAACTTTACGCCAAAAACTGCCGCTTATACTAATCCAAAAACGGCAAACCCTTTCACTAAGACAGGCACAATTACAGCCACTAACGACAGCCCGACTAATGGAGATGCCTAATGGCTACATACGGTAATTACATCACGTTTGATGCCACTGCTCGACGCACATCATTAACTACCCTATCTAACGGTAATCGCACTGTAACGGGGGCTAGAACACCCAACTACGCAGATAGCGCACCGTTCAATATGGCGCTACCATCAACCAGTTCTGAACTTTTTTATATGGAAGTTAAAGTAACCTCTGTTGGCCTTGATACTTTTTATCTAGGAGTTAGCACACCGGATTGGCCTTGGGCGGCAACAAATCCTGCTCAAATAGGACAGTCATCTTCTAACCCTTACGCTATTTCAATAGCTACGTGGGGCTCCGGTAGCGCGTGTAAAATTTACGTTAATGGTTCCGTCAACACCATGTCTACAACAATGGTTAACAACGATAGATTATTGCTCGCCATAAAACCCTCGACTGGAAAAGTCTGGGTCGGGATGTACGATGTAAGCGGGACTTCAACAATCTGGATTGATAGCAGTGGTACTGAGAGAACTTCTGACGAACCGGGGTCAGGTACAAACGCAACTGGGACAATACCAAATGCAGATTTATTGTTGCCGGGGGTTTCCCCAAGACAAAACTCAGGTGTAAATGGCAACGGCACACTGTACGCAGAAGAAGGTGATTGGATTGCCACAGTTCCTAATGGAGCAAAAGCCATAGCAACCCAAAACCTACCAGAGCCAGCAATCATCAATTACGAAGATGAATATTACATCGAAGCAAATATTTCTCATTCTAACGGATCAACAACAGCAGTTACGTTGCCAAAGTCTGTTTCTGGTGGTGCTATGGTTCGTATTAAACGTACAAATACTACAGGTGATTGGATAATATTTGACACTTCTAGAGGCGTTAATAAAGCAATTTTATGGAACTCAACAGCGGTTGAAGATAGCTCGACATACGACGATCAAAATCTAACAGGAACCACATTTATAATCCCATCCGATACGGCCACTGGAACTTATCTTTTAGAGTGTTTTTATGTGGGCGATTATTTCCAAATTACAACATACACCGGAAATGCAACTGCGAGAGCGATTAGTTTCCCTTCAGCCTTAGATACTGTTCCCGGATTCTATGCAATTACAAGCAGAGACAGTGCAACAGGTTGGTATGCAAAGCACGTAAGTTATGCAGCCACACAGTGGCTTGAATGTAATTCAACTGCGGCTCTCCAAACTGGGTCTACTATCTTTAACAACACTGAGGCTACTGCT